ACTGCATGACGGGGTCAAGCTGTTCGGCCATCGTGATGTCCCTTCAAACCACATCGCTACGCATGGCATGGATCAGGTGCGCACTGATATGCGCAAGATGATCTGCACCGAGCTAATGTACATAGCATCCATCAACGCTAACAATTCAATCTAAGGAAACAATCATGGCTAAACGTAAACAACAACCCATCATCGTACGTACACTTGAACGTGCGCTGTCCCGCAAACGTCCACACAAGACACACGAGGTATCCAACTTCACTGCATGGCTGTTCGAGCAACTGCCTGCTGAACTCAAGTCGTTCACATTCGTTGATAGTGCAGGCAACCTACACATCGATGCGCGTGGTGCGGGTAGTCGTACGCTGTTCATCGCTCACGTTGATACAGTACACAAGGACACGGGCGTCAACCTCATCAAGAAGACGCAGACCCACTGGTATGCCAACGGCGCACCTCTGGGCGCTGACGATGGTGCTGGCTGTGCCATGCTCATGCACCTCATCCACTCAGGTGTCAAGGGCTACTACATCTTCAGCCAAGGCGAGGAGTGTGGTGGCATCGGTGCCAAGCACATCGCTGACAAACACAAGGACTTACTCAAGCAGTTCGACAGAGCCATTGCGTTCGACAGGCGTGGTATCGACAGCGTCATCAGTCATCAGGGTATGGGTCGCTGTGCCTCAGATGTATTCTGCCAAGCCCTTGCGTCTGCGCTCAACGAGCACAACGACAACCTGATGTACTCGCCTGACGACACGGGTGTGTACACCGACACCGCTGAGTTCACCGATGACATACCTGAGTGCACCAACATCAGTGTCGGCTACTACAACGAGCATGGCGATCGTGAGAACCTTGACATCGTGCACTTTGCTGCCCTTGCTATTGCTGTGGCCAAGCTTGATTGGGAGGCACTGCCTACTGATCGTGACCCGACTGTGACTGAGTACAAGGACTATGGCTACGGCAAGCACAACTACAACACCGCATGGTGGTCAAACTATGGCGTGTACAAGGATGACAAAGATGACAAGGTTGTATCAAGCGATCATTGGTACGATGACGAGGAATACTTCGAGACAGAGATTCTGTTCGATGCTCTCTACGATGCGCAAGCTGGGTACTACGATGACATCATCAACCTGATCGCCGAGTGTGTGTATCCCGAAGATCCAGTGTTCGCTATCAAGTTCTTGAGCAAGCGCAAGCTGACTGACGATTTATTAGAAGAGGCCAAGCAAATGGCCCGAGCCTACGACGCATCAACTGTGCTCTGCACATTGTTCGATGCTATTCACTGTGAAGCTTAACCAAAGGAGAAAGTAATGAACGGACTAGACAACCACTACGCCAACATGTTGGCAGATCATCAACGCATGCTCGATGAGCAAGCACAGAAGGAGGAGGAGATGGATAGTTTCAAAGACAAGATAGCGTTGCTACTTGAGGAGAACCACCCCGCTGAGTTGGAGAGGCTCACGGGTGTGGACGATACAACGTGCAAGAAGGTCGTGCACCAACTGTACATGGAAGGGTTCAATGACCAGAACTGTTGGGAACCTGAGAGGGTAGGTGACATCTGGGTCATCTTCGGCAAGAACTTCTCAGGTGAGTGGATAGATGAGGAGGGCGAGTATCGAGGGTTCGATACCAAGCGTGAAGCAAACGATTACATCAAGGAGACATTCAAATGAAGCTATCTAAAGAATCAGTGCGTAACTTGCAGTTCATTGAGGCTGACCTACGCGACTACATGAACGACCCGTCCGACTTTACCTGTGAGTACATTGAAAATGTGCATGAGCTGCTCAAGGTGGTGCTAACTACCACAGGTATTAAACTTTTACAAGAGGAGAAACAATAATGATGACACCATGGGAAAAATTAGAAAGAGTAGTACTTTTAGTTGCGGTAATTGTACTAATAACCGATATTTATTATTGGAGACCCTATTGACATCTGTCTACTCTTGGACAAATAATTCACACACAAGGAGAAATTAATGGACAACCCACCTTACGACACAGGTAAGGTCAAGATCGGCTTGACCTATACCCGACCAGCCCCTGAATCTACCCCTGAATCTGAATGGATACAGGGCATATTGCTTGGCGACAAGCAGGGGATGGATGACCTACTGCTCACCACAATACAGTCCATTGGGCTTATTGCTTTCATCGTAATCGTCATGCTACTTACAGGAGGAACCTCAAATGCCTGACATCCAAACCGCCTTCAAATCGGCACTAACTAAAACCCTAACTGAGTGGGATGACGATGAGGGGACACCTGTCCCCGTTCCTTCTTCAAAGCAACCAGTTTCACTCTCTTCTGTACCAACTCAGGGAATTCCCATGAAGAAAACTTTTAATGTGACCAACAACGTATCACGCGTAACCTTCGACTACATCAAGAACAACCCCGGCTCCACACGCAAGGAGATCATGACCGCGCTTGAGTATCAAGGGTTCGGTGGCGGGTCAGTCTCTAGCCTGATCGCGCAGATGCGCCGTAACAAAATGATCCACGAGAACGGCGGCCTGCACTACGCAGACATCGATGAGTATCGCCCGATCAAGACGCTCAAGGCTTTACAGAAAACGAACGAGCCCGCACCCAAGCGCAAGTACGAGAAGAAAGCAACGACAGGTATTGGTGCGTTGCTACGAGAGAAGCTAGAGAACACCCCTATACCTATGCCAAGCCAAGACGCACTTGATGCTGCCGCTTATGCCATGGGCGGGCATACGCCTGCTGATATTTCAAGAGCACGTTACGTATCTCTTGTGCGTAACCAATCACCTGACGACATCATTAGTAACTTAACTGTATTTCAAGCAAGGGAGTTGTACGACCGCCTCAAACAAATCTTTAACGCGTAATTTAGAAACATCAAGGAGAAAATAAAATGGCTACCAAAAATCAAATCGAAACAACATACGTAATTTCCCCACCCAAGTTCGCTACTGTGGACTTGATACTGGAGGGCATTGCACCTCTGGTGGTTGAGCGCTTTAGCAAGAAGGCCGAACTCATGGCCAAGATGCAGGAGGGCCCATCGTCCAAGAGCAAGAAGGTGCGTGAGGCTCGTGACTACGACAGAGAAGCAGAAGACGCACGCTACCGCAGTATGGAGAACTGGGAAGGTGTTAACGCCGCCTCATTCCGTGCGGCCATGATCTCAGCGTGCCGTCTGGTTGGCTTTAAGATGACGCTTGCAAAGCTGTCCACGTTTGTGGAAGCTGATGGTTGGGACAAGCAAGACGGCATACCGCTTGTGCGTATCTATGGCAAGAGCGATGTGTACACAGCGCACACTAGAAATGCAACAGGCGTGGTCGATGTACGTTCGCGTCCAATGTATCGTGAGTGGGCGGCCAAACTGCGTGTCAGGTTCGACATGGATCAGTTTAAGATGGTGGATGTAATTAACCTTGTGAGTCGTTGCGGCTTGCAAGTAGGGATTGGTGCAGGCAGACCCGACAGTAAGGCTAGCGCTGGATGTGGGTTCGGTCTGTTCCAAGTAGTGGAGAGCAATCGAGAGGTTGCTGTCAAAGCCAAGTTCAGTATCCAGTAAGCTGAACACCTAAGCAGGCGTGGCTGGGCGAGCTTCGGCGGAGTAAGGCGGAGCATGGACAGGCAGGCAAGGCGGGGACTGGCGCGGCTAGGCGCGGTGTCGTAGGGCGTGGTTTGTTTCGGCAGGCTAGGCTCGGCTTGGCACGGCGTGGTGCGATTAGGTTCTGCACGGCAGGCGTGGCCGGGATTGGCTAGGAGCGGTCGGGCCCGGTTTGGCAAGGCAGGCGAGGATTGGCGGGGCGAGGACTGGCTAGGACGAGCGAGGCATAGCAAGGCAGGCACGGCTCGTTATGGCGGGGCTTGGTAGCGACCGGTTTGGCTCGGCAAGGCAGGCATGGCAAGGCTAGGCATGGTAAGGCATGGACAGGTTTGGCACAGCACGGCAGGCAAGGCTAGGCGAGGCAAGGTTCGGCCCGGTTGGGTCTGGTCAGGCACAGCAAGGCAGGCACGGCATGTTGAGGAGAGGCATGGCAAGGTCAGGCAGGCATGGCGCGGCGGGGCGGGTTCAGGCATGGCACGGCTGGGAAAGGTCAGGCAGGCATGGCTCGACTAGGCATGGCGTGGTAGGACACGGCAGGCAAGGTTTCGCGGGGCGGGGCTGGGCGGGGCTAGGTGTGGTGGGGTGTGGCATAGCAAGGCATGGAATAGCAGGCACCCCTTTATTTTTTAACAAGGAGAAAACTATGAATGAAGAACGCAAGTATTTAGAACAGATGGCACGGCGCAACAACGGCGTGCTGATGATTGATGACGTCTTACAGGCGGCGCAGGATGAGAACAACATTCTGCATCGTCACTTTGAGTGGGACGACAGCGAGGCGGCCAAGCAGTTCCGAAGGGAACAGGCGCGGTCATTGATTCAGAAGTGCAAGATCACAGTGCTGGACAGCACCCCTACCCATGTCCGTGCATTCATCAGCTTGCCCTCTGATCGTGAGGCTGGAGGTGGCTACCGCATGACGGCCAACGTGCTTGGCAACGAAGACATGAAGGAAGAGTTTATCCACGACATCCAGTTGACCATCGCAAGGTGGACGAAGAAGCTGCACCTGCTTGACATAGACCTTGCCAAGCTGATCGTGCAACTCGACACTGAACTTAAACACCGCCAATTTAAAGAGGAAGCAGAGGCACGCGTATGAGCGATACCATTTTTAACAAAGATGACTTCAACCAAATCTTTGGCACGCCCAACATAACTTTAAAGCCAGACCCCATGGTGCGCAACGCCGTGCTTGAGGAGGTAGCGCGTGAGATTGAGAAGATGACTGTGTTTGGAAAAGACACGGTCGACAGCTTCGTGGTATTTATAAGGGACATGAAGACATGAACGGTTTTGTTAGACGGCAATTGGCTATTGGTAGCACGCAACCCGTACACAAGTACAAAGAGTGCACGCAGTGCAATGAAACAAAACCACCCGAAGGCGGGATTCAACTGAGCCAAACTAAATGGCACTGTGCAAGATGCTGGGCCAACGGAGTCATAAGTAGGAACTTAAAAAATGCCAAGACCTAAACCACCAGAGCCACTGATAGGAAGACAAGTCCGAATGTCTGACAGACAGTGGATCATACTTAACCAACTAGGCGGTGCTGAATGGTTGCGTGGCTTGCTTGATAAGAAAGCACCGATGCCCAAGCAGTACTACGACAACGAACTGGCGCGGCTAAAGAACCCTGCTGACGCTGTATTTATAAACAGAAAGAGAGAAATCAATGACTGAGGTACACAATGGCAGAAACACCTGAATGGAAAGTAAAGAAAGCGGTACGGCTGTTGCTTGACAAGCTGGGCGTATACCACTTCATGCCCCCTGCTAACGGCTTTGGCCGTGCAGGGATACCTGACATCGTTGGCTGTATGGACGGACACTTCATCGCCATCGAGTGCAAAGCTGGTAAGGGCAAGACTACTGCACTGCAAGACAGGGAACTTAACATGATCCTCAATGCAGGCGGTACAGTGTTCATTGCGCGTGAGCACAACATACCAGACCTAGAACTACTACTGAAGGAGAAACAAAATGAGTTTCGTACAAGGTGACTTCTCAATGACAGAGGAAGAACTCGAACGCAGAGTCGAGGCCATGTCAGATGAGGAGCAACACCATTTCAGATTACTGATTCACAAGATCGTGATGTGTTATGGCGAAGGTAAAGCACAGGGCGTGTTCATCATAGGACGCGCTGAAGATCAAGTCGCAGGAGTCGTTACCCTAAACTGTAATGAGATGGAGGCGTCGCAACTCATGTTGGCGGCAAACGATTTTTTCGGCTTTCTCAACGTCCTAGACGCACCACCCAAGGAGCAATTTAATTGAAAACAGAAACAGGAGAAATCATCAGCAAGAAAGAAGCGCTTGTGCGTGAAGCTATGGAGTGTGGGTTCCAACGCTTTGAAGCCGAGGCTTTCTACAACTGCTTACGCAAATTCCAAGAGCTTGAGCATGCAAAACTGCGTGGGCAGATCGAAACCCTTGGCGCTATGTATGAAGTGGCAAGCAAGCAACGCGACCATTTGATGGATCAGCAAAGGGCACAGGTTGAGGCTATGCGGGGGAGAATGCAATGACATACAACGCAGAACAGATTACTTTTATGTTGGCCGAGGCCATAGACCAAGACCGAGAGTACAAGTCGTGGCACGTAAGCACCCGACACCTGATGGCCCTTGTTGAGCGGGTCGTTGCCGAGGAGCGTGAGGCGTGTGCAAAGTTGTGTGATGAGATTGCAACAGAGGATGGGTGGGAGGGTGGTTACGCATATCGTTGCGTTGAAGCCATCCGAGCAAGGGGTCATTCATGACCGCACCATACAAACAGATCATCACGATCGATTTCGAAACCTACTGGGACACCAAGGAAGGTTACACGCTCAGCAAGATGACAACAGAGGAGTACATACGTGACCCAAGATTCAAAGCATTTGGAGCCTGCATCCATGAGTATGGATCAGACAAGCCAACCCAGTGGTACAGAGGAGACGAGCTTCCTAGAATCTTGGCTTGTTATCCTCAGTCTACTACTGCTGTTCTGGCTCATAACGCTCAGTTCGATATATCTATATTGGAATGGGTATATGACTGGCATCCAAGCTTTATCTTTGATTCTCTCTCCATGGCTCGTGCTCTTAGGGGCGTGGAGGTTGGTAACTCGCTGATGAAGCTGGCTAACGACTTCGGCCTACCCCCCAAGGGCACGGCTGTGCACAACACCAACGGTTACGAGAAGCTTACGCCTGAGATGGAGAAAGAGTTGGCCGACTACTGCGCGCATGATGTATACCTGTGTGAGCAGATCTTTACCCGCTTGGCTGTTGGCTATCCTTCGAAGGAGCTACGCCTCATTGACATGACTCTGAAGATGTACACCCGTGCGTGCCTTGAGCTTGACCCCAACATGCTGACGGACGCCATACTAGACGAAAGAGAAAAACGTGAAGCCCTATTACAAAAGCTCGGCGTGGATGAAACTGCACTGGCATCGAACCCGCAGTTTGCTGCATTACTTGAGAAACTCGATGTGGTTCCGCCAACCAAGGTCAGTAAGACGACTGGGAAGCAAACACTTGCCCTCGCTAAGAACGATGCCCTATTTCAAGCGCTACTCAACGGTGAACGTGAAGACGTTGCCCTTCTATGTGAAGCGCGTCTTCGGGTTAAATCGACCACTGAGCGAACCCGTGCCCAAAGGTTCCTTGACATCAGCAAGCGCGGAGCCTTGCCTGTCCCTCTCTCCTACTATGGGGCGCAGACGGGTAGGTGGACGGCGAGCAAGGGTTCGGCCATCAACATGCAAAACCTCAAGCGAGGCTCGTTCCTACGCAAAGCGATTATGGCTCCAGAGGGGCATCAACTCGTCGTCGGTGATCTCTCGCAGATTGAACCGCGAGTACTTGCGTGGCTTTCAGATTACACAGACATGCTTGACATCTTCAAGGCTGGAGGCGACCCTTACGCCGCGTTCGGAGCGCAGATGTTCAACATACCCGGACTTAGTAAGGAAAGCCACCCTGACCTACGGCAGTCTGCGAAGAGCGCGTTGCTCGGTTGCGGTTATGGGTTGGGGTGGGCAGCGTTCGCGTCACAACTTCTCACGGGATTTTTGGGGGCGCCACCGCAACGGTACGATTTGGGCTTTGCAAAGAAACTTGGTGTTACCCAAGCCATGGCGCAGAAGTTCCTCGACTGGGACGTGAACGTTGAGAAGCTCCAAGAGATACCGCACACCTGTACAACCAAGGAGCTAGTCATCCACTGCCTAGCGGCCAAGGCCATCATCGACAAGTACAGGGCTACGGCTACGCCTGTGGTGGACTTCTGGAGTCTGAACACTGAGCTCATCCATGAGTCGCTCTACAAGGGCAAGGAGTACAAACACAAGTGCCTGACTTACCGCAAGGGAGAGATCGAGCTCCCGTCAGGCATGAAGCTGTTGTATCCGGCCCTCAATGTCAGGCGGTACAAGGATGACAAAACAAATAAAGAACAGGTCGAGTGGACATACGGGCCAGATCGTACTAAAATATATGCAGGGAAAATAACCAACAATGTCACGCAGGGCGTAGCGAGATGCGTGATGACTGATGGGATGGTGCGTACTGCAAAGAGATACTTTGTGGCGGGAACAGTGCATGACGAGCAGATCGTTGTGGTTCCTGATGCAGAGGTGCAAGAAGCTAAGACTTGGGTCTTGGCTCAAATGACTATGGAGCCGCCCTATATGCAGGGCATTCCATTGGACGCTGACGGGGGCGCGCACCGTAGGTATGGGTTAGCAAAAAACTAAGGAGAAGAATGAAATTACCAACAAAAATGAGAGTCGGCAGGAAGTGGTACAGCGTGGAGGTGGTGGAAGCCATGCTTCACCGCCGAGATATGGGGCGCACGTTCTACCCAGAGCAGTGCATCCGGCTTGGCAAGACAAGCAACATCACGGGGCGTAAGTTCAGCAAGGATGAGTTGGCTGATACGTTCTGGCATGAGGTTGTCCACGCCATACTAGAAGACATGGGACAGCACGATCTCAACAAGAACGAGGCGTTTGTCACACAGTTTGCCAACCGATTAACAGTAGCCATCAAGACAGCGAAGTTCGAATGAAAAAACCAGCATGGTCACACAGCAGCCTAAAAGATTTTGAGGGCTGTCAACGCAGGTATCACGAGGTCAAGGTCTTGAAGAAGTACCCCTTCCAAGAGACTGAGGCCACGCGTTACGGCAATCAGGTACATCAGGCCATCGAGGACTACATCAGGGACAAGAAGCCGATACCACCTGAGTATGCGCAGTTCCAGCCTGTAGTGGACGCTATGCTGAACAAACCCGGACGGGCCTTGGCTGAGTACGAGATGGCGCTGACTGTGGACTTACGCCCTACCAACTGGAAGGCCCCTGATGTATGGGTTAGAGGTATTGCCGACATCCTAGTCATCGATGACGAGAACCTTACGGCGTGGGTGGGTGATTGGAAAACTGGCAACAATAAGTATCCCGATAGAGATCAGCTTGTACTTATGTCGCTTATGGTTTTCTCTCACTTTCCCCACATCCGTAAGGTCAACTCTGCGTTGCTGTTCATTGTCAAAAATGATATGGTCAAGATGCAGATGACACGAGATCAAACTGAGCAGTTCTGGTGGAAGTATCGTGAGCGTACTGCACGGCTCGAAGCGTGCTTTGAGAACAACGTATGGAACCCCAATCAAACCCCACTTTGCGGATGGTGTCAGGTCACCGGATGCGAGTTCAACCCTAAACACTAGGAGTAATGATGACACAGACCAACGGCAAGCGTGACTACAAACACGCCTACAAACTGCAGAAGAAAACAGGCGAGACAGCCGATCAAGTTGAGCGTCAGAAAGCACGCCGTGCCTACGACAAGAAGGGCGTTGAGCGTGCAGGCAAAGACATTGACCACATCAAACCTCTGCGTGCAGGGGGCAAGTCAGTAACAGGCAATACCCGCCTGCGTAGTAAGAGCGCCAATCAGAGCGACAACGGAAAATAATAGCTTGGAGAAGCAATGGAAATCGTAGAAGACAAAGCAATCATCTTACGCACAAGGAACCCGCACAAGTACTCAATCATCCCTAAGAGCATGACAACGCCCCGTGCAGACGGAGGCTACGATGTTGCTGTTTACTGGGGTCTTGACGAAGCGCGGGTCTTGCGTAACTTAGGTGTTAAAAATGTGCCATCACCTATCACTAGGCGTTACAACTGGCCGGGGCGTTACACACCCATGGCGCACCAGATCGAGACGGCAGCGTTCCTCACGCTGTACAGGAGAGCCTTTGTGTTCTCAGAACCAGGCACTGGCAAGACGTTGTCTGCACTGTGGGCGGCGGACTACCTGCTAAAGCTTGGTAAGGTGCGTAGGGTTTTGATCCTGTGCCCTCTGTCGATCATGCACAGCGCATGGATGGGAGACATCAACAACAGCATCATTCATCGCTCTGCCGTTATCGCGCACCATGCGCAAGCTAGTCGCCGCATCGAGATGATTCAGCGAGATTACGAAATTGTAATCACGAATTACGAAGGTCTTAACTTGATTGCCAACGAGGTAAAGAACGATGGCCGCTTTGACCTAGTGATTGTGGACGAAGCCAACGCATACAAGACGCCTACTACCCGCAGATGGAAGTCGCTCAACTCGATCCTGACTCCCAACACATACCTGTGGATGATGACCGGAACGCCGGCATCGCAGTCGCCTGTGGATGCGTACGGCTTAGCCAAGCTAGTCAACCCCGAGGGTGTGCCCAAGTTCTACACAGCATGGCGCGATCAGGTAATGAACAAGATCACCACATTTAAGTGGGCTCCCAAGATTGACGCCAAGGAGAAAGTACACGAGGCTCTACAGCCTGCGATACGCTACACCAAAGCCCAGTGCCTTGACTTGCCGCCAGTAATTACCATGACTCGTGAGGTAGCTCTGACACCACAGCAAGCCAAGTACTACAACATGCTCAAGGAGCGCATGCTAGTGCAGGCGGCAGGCGAGACCATCACGGCAGTCAATGCCGCCGCTGGTGTGAGTAAGCTCTTGCAGATCAGTTGTGGTGCGGCCTACACAGACGACAAGGAAGTTGTAGAGTTTGACTCAGCGCCTCGCCTTGCTGTACTGGAGGAGATACTGGACGAGACAGATCGCAAGGTCATCATCTTCGCGTTGTTCCGAAGCACCATCGACACAATACACAATTACCTCACCAAGAAGGGTATTGTCAATGAGTGTATTCACGGAGATGTATCGCCAAGCAAACGCGGGCAAATAATTAATCGTTTTCAGACTGAGGAAAACCCAAGGGTGTTGGTCATGCAGCCTGCGGCTTCTGCCCACGGCATCACGCTGACTGCCGCTGACACTGTGGTGTTCTATGGCCCGTTGATGAGCGTTGAGCAATACATCCAGTGCTGTGCCCGTGCTGACCGCAAGGGACAAGACTCAGACAAAGTTACCGTGATCCACATTCAGGGTAGCCCGATTGAGCAAAAGATGTTTAAAGCGTTGGAAGGGAAAGTTAGCGATAACTTACTACTGACCGACATGTTCGAAACCGAAATTAAATCTTGAAAGGGGCTTGCAACGTATAAAAATCTGTGTAAACTGTCCAACCTTAGACAACAAAATAACAGGAGAAGTAATGGAAGAAGAAGCGATACCGCTAGATAGGCTTGTGAAAATATACCGCAAGCAACGAACGCGTATGACCGAACTGACCCAAGCGTACGACACACAAGCTGAAGTACTCAAGGCACAGCAGGACGAGATCAAGAACGCGATCAAAGAGCAGATGAAGGCCATGGGCGTCACATCTGTACGCACTACCGAGGGCACGGCAGTCATGTCCGTGAGAACTCGCTATACCACACAAGACTGGGACTCGTTCAAGAAATTTATGATTGAGCACGAGGCCATTGACCTGCTTGAGAAGCGCATTGCGCAGACCAACATGGCGCAGTTCTTAGAAGAAAACCCCGGGGTCGTACCGCCCGGACTTAACTCGTCGTCTGAGTACGACATCTCTGTACGCAAACCAACTTAAATGGAAAACAAAATGAGCAATATTGCAATGTTCAATCCCTCAAACGTTCCTGCTTTCGCTAAGAACGCAGAACTTTCTGCCACAACTTTGGCCTTGGCTGGTAACGTGAACGCCGGTAGCGGCATGAAGCGCGTCTCCATCAAGGGCGGTGTGTTCCGTCTGCTTGCAAGCGGCAAGGAGATCGCCTCGATTGAAGACCGCCACTTGGATGTCATCATCGTCAAAGCCGCCCCCAAGGTAAGCCGTATCTTCTATGCAGGATCGTATGACAAAGACGCGGCTGCAGCCGCCCCTGACTGCACATCTGCCGATGGTGAGAAGCCTGATGCAGGCGTGAAGAACAAGCAGTCTTCTAGCTGTGCCACATGCCCACAGAATATCGCTGGGTCTGGCAATGGTCAAAGCCGTGCCTGCCGTTACCAACAGCGCTTGGCTGTGGTCTTGGCTAACAACCCTGAAGGCGATGTATTGCAGGTCACCCTGCCCGCTACGTCCATCTTCGGCAAGGAAGACGGCGACAAGCGCCCATTGCAGGCATACGCTCGTTACATGGCGGCTCAGACTCCTCCCGTTAACTTGGACGCTATCGTGACTCGCATGAAGTTTGACACCAAGGCTGAGTCTCCCAAGTTGTTCTTCAGCCCCATGCGTTGGTTGACTGATGACGAGTACGAGTCTGCGCAAGAGCAGGCCAAGTCCAAGGACGCTGAGAAGGCCGTGGCCGTTACCCCTGCCTCTGCTGATGGCGTTGTATCCCCTGCGCCTTTGGCTATTGAAGGCAAGCGCCCCATGGGTGAGTTGACTAAGGAAGAAGACGCTCCTGTATACGAGGAGATCATTGAGAAAACCAAGCCTAAGAAAGCCAAGGCCGTTGAGGTGGAGGCTGAAGAAGAACCCGAAGTGCGCAAAACCGCGGCCAAGGTTGAATCCGTTCCAGCTAAAAAGAACAAGCTGGCCGACATCGTTGCTGATTGGGACGATGAGTAACTGAATCGGGGGGAACGTCGTGCAATTTTAAGCTTGCGGACGAACGGCTAGTACCCCCACCTTAAACCACTATGGCTTACTCACAAAAAATCATTGACGAAGTAGCAAAGACTCCCAAGTCTCTGGGCAACCAGCTTGGGCGTTGGGCAATCCATCTTGACTTTCCGGTCACGAAGATTGCCTATGCGCTTGGCGTCTCTCGACAAACTGTCTACAACTGGTTTACAGGCACGGAAGTGTTTGTGGCCTATCGTGGCCGCGTCGAATTCTTAACTCACATAATGAAGACCTCTCACTCAGCAGAAGAGGCATGGAGAAAAATATGTACGGAATACAACCTCGATCCCTCACCACGCAAGAGCTGATTCGCTTTAGCGCCGAACTCATTGAACTTGATACAGGACTGCCCAAAGATTGGCAACTGGAAGTGCTACGCCGCTTGACGGTACTGGCTCCTCCTGATGACGCCCAACTTAAAGACGCTCGACAGCTAGAACTGTTCCAGTAACCCCACCAAGGACTTCAATGACTCCGCTTGAGTTTTTAGCGGTTGTTCTGCCGCCGCCAGAATTTGGTCGGTACTGCGTAGCAGAACTTACAAAGAAGGAGCATGCCTTTGTGCATACTCTGGAAGAAACCACAGCGCCAATCAAACGTTGGCTCGACAGCAAGTTTGACATTTACTTTGCCTTGGCTACCTTCGGTGACGAGGACAATCGTCTGGCCGTGAACGCTAGGTACGTGAAGTCCCTGTTCATCGACATGGATGGATACGTTTCAAAGAAAGATGCTGCGCTTGCGCTTCACGCGTTCTTGGATAAGACAGGGCTAGATACCCTAGGCACGCCCTATGTGGTGGCGTCTGGTGGCGGTTTGCATTGCTAC